CAATCGCGGTCAGCGCGGTCGAATCGGCGAGCAGCTCATCCGTGATGGTCATCTTGGAGATGAGCTTTTTCAGATCGAATTCGATCAGGCGGAACTTCGGCTTGGATTCGTCGCCAGCGACGCCTTCAGCCGCCCATTTGGACGAAACGCCGCCCCAGCGCGAGCCGGTCGCGCGGCTGGTTTCATCCACGCCCGGGATTTTCAGGCCGTTGGAGGTCGCGCTGATCGGGATCTTGTTCACGCGCTGGATGATTTCGCCCATGTCATGCGAGAGCATGAAGATCGAGGCGGCGAAATCGACCTGGACGAGGAAGCCGCCGCCGGTCGAATCAACTTCGCCGGCGCCGGTCGGGGCGCGGACGAGGCGGGAATCGGAGCGCGTGCCCTTGCTCAGGTAATAATCCGAGATCGCGTGAAGCTGCTCGCCGAAGGTCCGGAAATGGTTCTGGGCGCTGGGCACGAAACCGAGCTGCTTGCGCGCGATGCTGAGGGCATCGGAGAACTCGGCCTTTTCGCCTTCCTGGCGCGCATGGGCGCGAAGTTCGCGGGCCATGGAGCTGACGGTCGGCGCGGCGCGAAGGCTGTCGGCGGCACGCTCGGTCGCGGCGGGGTCGGCCGGGTTCAAGTCGCCGACCGGGCGCGCGAGCGCGGCGCTGCGAGCCTGGGCCCTTTCGCCGCGGGCGATCTCGCTTTCGGTTGCGGTGATTTCGGCCTCGACGGCGTCGAAGGCCTTGGCGTCGGCGATGACGTCCGGGGTGTTCAGCTTGTCGGTCAGTTCGCCGAGTTTACGGCGCAGCGCATTCAGAGACATAAACAGGCTCCATCTTGAAGGGGCGCCTCACGGCGGTCCGGGATGCGGCGTCGGCATGACGCTGCGGTTGGGGCTTGCCCAAAGCCTCAATTTGTGTGGGCGATCCGCCACAGCCCGTCGAAAGACGGGCGTCTTTCGACGCCCTTTTGGGCAGCGGAAAGGGGTTTGGTGTGCGTCAGACGGCCCGAAGGGCGGCGGCGCGCTGGCGAGCGACGGCCTTGCGGCGGCGAAGGTCTTCGGCGGCTTTTTCCGCGTCGCCGTCCGCGTCGTCGTCGGCGCCGGTTTCGTCGTCGTCCGGCTCGACCACGCCGAGGATCGCAGCGGCTGCTTCGCAAATCTGGCCGTGCGCCGTGCGCAGCTTTTTCTCGTTGGCGGTAGAAATGCTCTTGCCCGATCGCGCCACAACGAAGGGCGCGGCCTTGGCGATGGAGATCGTGACCTTGTCGCCTTTGGCGTGGGAACTCGCCGCCTTGAGCAGTCCAGCGACGGCGATTTCGTCCAGCGAGGCGATGGCCTTGATGGCGGAGAGGCGGATATCGCCTGCGGAAAGGGAGACGACTTCGCCCTCGTCCGCTTCGTCTTCGTCGCGGCCGGCGAGCAGTTCGGCGACTTCTTCGGCGGTCATGTCGATCAGCACTTGGCCTAGCGCTTTCATGGCGTCGAGCAGGGCCTGCGGGATCGGCGAATTATCGCCTTCGTATTCTGCTTCCCAGGCGACGCTGTCTTGCAGATAGCCGAGGTCGCAGAGGATGGAGGCGAGGAAGCTGACCGAATAGAGGCCCTTTTTGTGGATCTTCGGCGCGGCGTCTCGCGTCGCCGGGGCCGGCTCGGCGGAGAGACCGAGGCGAGAGATATCGATCCCCGCGGCTTTGGCCTGCACGAGGGCGTTGGCGTTGGCTGGGATTGGGACGATGGAGATTTCGAGCAGTTCCTGCTTTTTGAAATTCACGCCTTGCGGGCGGCTCTTGTCCTTGGCCAGTTCCCATTCGATCGGCTGGAAGCCGACGCTGACGGTTTTGAGGAAACCGCCCTTGACCATCTGATAGACGGCCTCGGCGTTGGGATTGACGTCGGCGGACATGAATTCGATATCGCCGATCAGGCGCGAGCCTTCGACGCGGACGTTTTTGGCGCAGCCGATGACGTTTTCGACGGTTCCGGCGTCATGGGCGAACAGGGCGATGGGATTGGCGTTGAAGTTCGCCAGATCCCAGCCGCGCGCGAGAATGACGTCGCCGTAACGGTCGACCGATTCATCCGAGAAGACGAAGGTAAAGGTGCGGTCTTCCGTGGCTGCGACCGGCTCGCCGACCGTGGCGAAGCGGACGGACGGCGTGTCGTTGCAAGCATTCAGGCCGGAAATTGCGTCCCTGAATTTGCCGATATCGATCACGGTTCTGTTCATGACGGCCTCAAGGTTTCTGTTCGGCGGAACCATCCGCTGGGCGCCCGCCGCCATCGGCTGGGCCGCCGGTGGCGTGACTGCCGGCCGATGCCAGGTTCGTGGGTTTCAGCAGATCATCGCCGCCGGGCATCGGGTCTTTTCCGTCGTCGCGGCGGGCGTCGTTTTGCGTCCAGAATCCGCCCGCGATGGCGCGCGCGTAATTGTTGAATCGCTGGGTCTGATCGCCGCGCGTGAGCTGCGTCAGGTCGAAATCGATGAATAGGCGTTGTCGGCGCAGATCGAAGTCCACGTCGAGTTTCCACGCCCAGCGGGCCGTGTAGCTCGACATGGTCAGGTTGATGTATTCCTGCGCCTGCTGAAGGATATTATTGTTGGTCGAACGGCCGAGATCGCCGAGCATATGGGCCGGGATGCGCCAGATGCGGGCGACTTCCTGAATTTGCAGGCCGCGCGCGGCGATATATTCGGCGTCGGCCGCGCTGAGCGTGGTCGGCTGATATTTCAGCCCCTGTTCGAGGACGACGATCTTGCCCGCGTTCTGCAGGCCGGATTTCTTGCTCTTCCAATCCTCGGACATGCGCTTGGCCGCTTCCGGCGTCAGGCTTTTGTCCGTCGTCAGGATGCCGCTGCTATTGGCGCCCTGGCTCATATATTGCGCGGCCTGGCGCTCATAGCCGAGCGAAAGGCCGATGGCTTCCTTGGCGAGCGCGATGCGCGACGCGCCGACGAGGCCATTGAGGCTGAAGCCGCGAATATGCAGCATGTCCTCAGCCGGGATCAGGAACGGCAGGCCCTGAAGCTCGGACAGCAAATGCAGGCCGCTCGGCGTGACCCGGTAGAAAATGCCGCCGCCCGGCGCCTCCCAGACGCCGACCCAATCGGCATTGACCGGGATGAGTTTGATGACGCGCCCGCGCATGTCGCGGATTTTGACCGAATAGGCATTGCCGCGCAGCACGAGGCTGAGCTGCATCATTTCCGCCCATTCGTAATAGTTTTGCCAATCGTTGGGTTGGTAGAGCAGCGGATAAAGTTCGTGATCTTCCGCGACCGTGCGGGAGCCGTCCTGGTCGCGGCGATAGATGGTCGGCGTGAGTTTGGCGAAATCCTCGCAAAGCATGGTGGCCGCCGCGAGGACGGTCGTCGCAGTCAGGGCCGTGACCTGATTGATCTCGACGCCGCTGACGGCATGGGCGGAGAAGCCGCCGTTAGACCAAAGGCCGCCGCCCTCCGACGAGCGCTTGCGGCCTCCGAAAAGGCGCGTGAACAATGACATTGCGCCTCTCTGAGTTGGCGGGTTGGGGCGGCCCTTCATCCGGCGCTTCGCGCCACCTTCGCCGATCAGCCGAAGACGACGAGCCCGCGATCGGCGGAATAGACCGACGCATCCGGCAGTTCCGGATTGGCAGTCATCAGCGCCGCGGCGTTGAACAAGGCCATGGCGACGTCGACCTTGCCGAAGCCGCTTTCCTCGCGCGCGACGCGAACCGCCGTGGGCGTCTGGATCAGTTTCAGATTGCCGACGCTCCAGGACAGCAGCGGGCCGCCGCCATGGCCGAAAGAGCCATCAGCGAGTTTGCGCTCGACCGTTTTGAACGCGCCCATCAGGCCGATGCCCTGGCGGACGCCGAACAGCAATTCCTCGTCCTGGGTGATTCCGACCGAGGCGAGGGCGTCGACGATGGTTCCGATTCCCATCGCGTCGACGCCGACTTTCGCCAGAAGGCCGCGCTCGTGAATATTGTGGATGATTCCGACGATTTCGGCGACATCGGGTGTCCAGCCTTCCGGGGTTTTGTCCGGCGGTAGGGCGTCTTCGATCAGCTCGCGCAGGTCGTCGTCGCCGTCTGAGAGATCGGTGATGTCGAGGTCGAAGCGGAAGACCGTCAGTTCGCCGGCCTTTTTGAACTCCAAATAATCGACGGCATTGCCTTTGCGGCGGCCAATGCCGATGGTCGAGATCAGCCCCCTGCCCCAGGCGAGCCAGCGTTTCGTTCCGCGCTCGCGCCCGATCACGGCGAGGCCGAGAAGATCGTCGAGGCCGCCGCCGTCGAGGCCGACCGTGACCAGTTCGCAGCGGTCGAGGATCTGCTCGAGCGTCAAGCCTTGTTCGGCGCGGCGGCCCCAGAGCTCCGCGCCCGCCCAGCCATCGGCGCGCAGGCCGTTGCCGATCTGGACGTTGAGATGCTTGGCGTAAACGCCGGCGAGTTGCGCTTTGCCGGCGCGTTGCGCTTCAGCGATTTTGCCGGCGATATATTCAGGATCGACCGAGGCGCCGAGGTTCGGATTGGTGATGTACCAGTATTTTCGGTCGTTGAACGCATCGTCCTTGAGTAGCTTTTCCGGGAATTCGTAGAGGACCGGGAGCTTTTTGGGATCGGCGATCTTGCCGTCGCGGATGGAGCGAAATTCTTCAAGCTTGTCCTTGAAGACGCCCTGCGGCGGCCCGTCCGAGTGCGTAGACAGGTAGATGGAAAAGCCTTCCGGCCGCGAGGCCAGGCCGCCCTCGGCCTCCAGCAGCATGTTCGCGGCGTTGGCGCGCTTGCCGAACAGCCACAGTTCATCGACCAGCAGGCCGATGGTCTTTTTGCCGCCGACCGTTTCGCAATCCGCCGCGACGACTTTCAACGTCGCGCCGGTGTTCCGGTGCTCGATCACGCGCCCGGCGCAAGGCTTCAGAATGCTGCGCAAGACGGGATGCTCACGCACCGTATCGGCGGCGGGCGTGTAGCTGTTGTCGGCGACTTCCTTGGTCGGAGCGAGGATGTAGAATTCGCCCGACTCGCGCCAGTTGCGGATCAGCGCCGTGACCATGATGTCGGCAGCGAGCGTGCTCTTGCCGTTTTTCTTGGCGATGAGCAGGAAATAATACTGGATCAGCCGGCGCCCGGCCTCGGCGTCATAAGACCCGAAGATCGCCTTGACGAAATCGAACACCCAGGGGCGGCCGATATCTCCGAACAGAGGCTTGCCGGCGACGTCCACCACCGGCAGCGAATTGAAGATGTCCAGCGCGGCGACGGCCTCGTCGGGGAACAGCGGCTCGAACGGGATCAACGGCCGCTGTTCGATCAGGCGCTCGCGCCAGTCGGGGATGGCGGTCGTCCAGGCCGGTTGCACTTACGAGAACCTCTGACGCGGGGGAACCGGCGTGGCGTATGGGCCGCTCGCCGCGATTTCGGCGGCGCGGGACAGCTCTTCCTTTTTGCCGAGCGGGCGGTCGCGCTGCTCTTCGGGCATGCGCGCCTTGCCAACCGTGCCGAGGCCGCGATCGAGCAAGGCTTTGGCCGCCGAGGCGATGGCGCTTTCGCTAGCGCCGTCGAGGGCGATCTTGCGCAGCACCTCGATGGCGAGATGGGCGTATTTGCGCGCCTCGGTGCGGATCTCGGCGTGAACCGTTGGCGCGGCGGCCTGTTGGGGGGCCATCATGAACGGGAGCATCGCGGCGTCGCCGCCGATATCGACCGTGGGCTTGCCGTAGCCGCGGTCGAGGATTTCCTTGGCCGCCGAGATTTTGGCGGCCTCGCTCCTGCCATGGGCCAGTACCTTGACCAGCGCCGAGAGGACGTGGCTGGCATGGCCTTGCGCGAGGCCATCGATCTCGTCCGGCGGCGGCGTTTGCAACGCGGCGGCGCGGTTGAGGTCGGAAAGCGCGGAGGGCTTGACGTAACCTTTTGGCTTGCGGCCGGCGCCAGCGCGCGCGCCACCACGACGGGACTTCTTTTCGCTTTCCGTCATGGCGATGTTTGATTTCCGCTTTTCAAAGCCGCTTAATCAAACCTCTGGCAAACCAAAATTTTTTACGCGCATGGGAATGGGTGCGGTTGCAGAGGCGGCATTTCTGAGGAATTAAACCCCCTACCCCTCCTGGCACGCGATCCGCTTTCGCCGCTCTTCGGCGGTCTTCCGCGTGTGGCACGAGCCGCAGAGGCATTGACCGTTCGCTGGATCAAGAAGCGCGCCGCCATCCTGAACTTCGATGATGTGGTCGGCGAACATTCGCGCCTCTTTCCGACCACACCCCGGCGACTGGCACACGCCACCCGCGCGGGCAATGACCTTGGCGCGCCACGCCTGGTGTTCCGGCGTCAGATAAACCGCATACGCAATCTTCGGCGGCACTTTCGCGACAGCCAGCGAGGCTGACCGAAGCATCGGAGGGGCGAATCTCAACCGCCCCATCGCGATATCAACCCGCAGCCGGCGCGGGGTTCGCGGCGACCACCTGATTGAGCGTGTCGGCGATTCCCTGAACCTGGCTCGTCAGAGCCGCCAGCGCGTTCGCTTCGACAGCGACGGCGGCGTGATCCGTGATCGATTTCGTGGCGTTCTGAGCGGCGGTCGAGAGATTGCCCACAGCCTGAACAAGGGCGTCGAATTGCGGCGACGGCATGGGGATCAACCCTTTCAGAATGAGAATGGCGAGAAGATCGCGATGCGCGCGATGGATCATCAGATCAATCGCATCGAGAGGACGGCTCATTCGGCGCGACCCAACAAAAAAGCCCGCCTCGTTTCCGAAGCAGGCTCTCGTTCCTGTTTATCCGTGGCCAAGATAGCACCAAGCATGCCCGCTCTGTCAAGCATTCCTTGCGATCTTTTTTTCGCCATCGCGCAACACCAATGGAATCGGGCGCTCCATCAAATCCCGCAGCACGCGCCCGCGCCGCGCCTCGCCTTCAAACCAAGGCCGCACCGGCAGCGCGCTCGGCTGAACGTCCCACTTCTCCAGCCGCCCGGACAGGTCCGCCGCCAGCACATCGAGCGCCAGCCGCCAAAGCTCATGATAGACCCGCGAAACAGCGTCCTCGGTCGGGTCCGGAGACAGAACCGCTTTCGGCGCGACGGACGGATCAAGTTCGGGCCGCACGCCAGAAACCGCCGTCTCGAACTCGACCCACACGTCGCCGCTCAGGCTCTTTTCCCACTGCCCGCTCTTGCGGAAATATTTCACCATGCCATTCGGCCAGCGTTCGACGTCCTGCCCAAACTCATCGATCCGCCATTCCGGCGGCTGGCCCAAAATCGCGGCGTTGAACACCAGATTGCGCAGCGGGTTGCGCAAACGCGGGCGCCCGGACGCGTCAAGCGTTACCACGCGGTCGCGCACCCGCAACGCGCACCGGTCAAGCAGCTCCGGCGCGACATCGCCACGTTCCTCGAATGGCGAAAATTCCGCCAGACCGCCGACCTCCAGCGCATCCAGCGAACAAACCGCCTCATGCACGATCAGCGCATCATTGTGCGGCAGATCCTGCGCGAAGAAATCCGCCACGACGCCGAAGCGATTGTCCGCCAGACCCGCGAGCGACAATTCCTCGGCCCATTCGGAAACCTTGTCCCACGCGCCGCGAAAACCGTCCGGCGCATTCACGCGCGGCGTCTTCGGAAGCTCGCGCAAATAGGTCCACGCCAGCACATCCTCGATGCCGATCCGCTGCTTCGGCGGCGTCGCGACCTTGGCCCGCATCGGGCCGGACCACGCCAAAGCCAGATCAATCACCGCCTGCCTCTTGAGTTTGTCGCTCACCATTTTCAGCCCCATTGATGCTGCGAGGGTTTGCGAGGGTTCATAAAAACCCTCGCGCAAAATACGCATTTAAAAACAAGACATTGCGAGGGTTGCGAGGGTTGCGAGGGTTTTCCCTATACGCATGAAAACATTTTATAAATTTCCCCCCGAACCCCTTCACGCCTACATACGCGGGAAAAACCCTCGCAACCCTCGCAAGGCTTATCTATCGCATTGAAGGAAAAGCACTATTCGGCGCGAGGGTTGACTTTCCAACCCTCGCAAACCCTCGCAAACCCTCGCATTTTGAGGCGGCCACGCGAGGGTCAGACTAAAAAGCCGAGCCAAAACCGGGTTACGGGCCAAAGGAGCCGGGTCGCGCCTCATCCGCCATAGCCCTCGGGCCAGGACGTTCCGCCGCCGCTATCCGGCGCAGCGGGCACGTCATGCAGGCGGCAGTCGAGATAGGAGCGCGTGCGCTTTTCATCGCGCGTGAATCGCTTTTTCATCTCCAGCCCGAATTTCGTCTCCGCGCGCGGCCGGAGCGCATTGGCGGCGGACCAGTTGACATAGGCCATGTACATCGCCCGGGCGCCCACGCTCTGGCCTGGCTCGACCTCGACGCAATCGGCGACGAAGCGCCCGATCGGGTCCATGTCCTCGCGATAGGATTCGGTCGCCTTCTCGATATCCGGCGCGACGACGAGGCCATGCGCCAGAAAATCCAGCGCGCCCGCGATCAGCCAGTTCAGGATGCCCGGCCCCTCGGTCAAAAGGTCCGCGACCATTTCTTCCAGATCGCGCCGCTCTTCCTTCGGGATCGTGACCGACCAATGCACCACCAGCATGCGCCGCCAGATGCCATTGTCGGTCCCGTCGATGCGCGGAAAGCCGTTGCCGCTCATATGCGGCGTCGCGCGGTTCTTGAACTCGTAAAACCCTTTGAACAGGGTGCGCACCGGGAAGGCCTCGCCGCCGGTCAGACGCTTCACAAGGTCTTCCTGCAACGCCTTGCCTTCGGCCAGTTCCAGCACACGAACCATGCGCTTGCCGAACAGCCGCTCGATATCGGGCGATGGCCCGCCTGCCGCGCGCTCGCCGCCGCCGGAGATCGATTCTGCCGGCAGGCCGATGGCGAAACTCTCGCCGAGCAGCCGGGTCAATGTCTCCAGAAAGACTGATTTGCCATTGGCGCCGAAGCCATGATGGAACATCAGATATTGAAGATTGAAGCCGAACAGCGCCGTCCCGCAATATTGCTGCACCGTCCGCAGTTTCACGGCATCGGGCATGCAGCGCGCCAGAAAGGCCAGCCATTTTTTCGGGACGGCCTTCGGCTCATAGGGATACGGGATGACGCCGGTCAGAAGATCCTCGCGCCGGTGGCCCGAAATGACTTCGACGCGCGACTTATAGATCGGCGCTTCGGCCGACCCCGGGTCTTCCTCGCCCCGGATAAATCGCAGCGTGTGAGTCAGCGTCGCCGCGAGAAAGGCGTCGGCGTTGAAATCGTCGGGCGAGCGGCGCAGATGCGGCGCGGCCATCTTCAACATGTTGTCGCAGCGCGCCGTATTCTTGCTCGTCACGGCGAAGCTCCGCCGCGCCGCCTTGCGTCTTGCCAGCGCCTTGCGGGCGTCATTGGCGCGTGAAAGCAGTGCTTTGGCGTCCTTGCCGCCGTCCTCCGGGTCAATACCCTCGGCGGCCTTCACCGCCGCCAGCTCGTCCGGCGTATGCCTGAGATATTCCGCCTCCTGGGCGATCCGGCCGCCGAGCTGCTGCGCGACGATCTGCGCCATGGCCTCGCCGGACGGCTGGTCCCAATGCGTCCCGCCCCAAACCAGATAGGCCCCGCCCGAAACGCCGCTCTGCGCCATGACACAGAGGTCGCGCCCAAAATGCTCGCGCAGCCGCTTGCCATTGTCCGTGTCGGAATGATCGAACCGCGCACAAAGCTCCACCACCTTGGGGTCAGCGCCAGAATCCCCAGCATCGGACGGCCCAAGCGAATCGCAAGGGTCCGGCTCACCGCCCCCTTCATCGGGCGGCTGGCGCACGCCAGAGTGAGACGAAACCGCCGCCCCCTCGATCATGTCCGCAATGCGCTTGTGAGGATCGACCGAATTCATGCGGACAACATTCCAAAACAAGGGCCAGACCGTGCCCCGCAAGCCCTGATAAATCGCACATAAAAGGACGATTTACGCTTGCACGTCGCACATGAATGTGCGATAAACAATTCATCGAAACCGGAGACGGGGGATGAATAGAGACAAGCTAATTCGTGAACTTCGCAAATATGCCAAAGATCATGATCTTGACTTTGCGGTGGACACGAAGAAGGGCAAAGGTTCCCACTATGGCGTGAGGCTCGGCGACAAGAAAACCACCGTCCAGAGCGACATAGACGAGTTCCGAGCCGCAAGAATAAAAAAGCAACTGGGCGTGGCCGAATAGGCCACGCTTCCCCCGATCCGATACAAGCAACTTCAAAAGATGAAAATAGAAAAAAGGCCATAAAGGATAAACAGTCGTGTCGAAGAACACCATCAACTGGACCTATGGGGTCCGCATAACGCCGGAGGGCCGCGATTTCGTGGTGTCCGTGCGCGATCTGCCCGAGGTGACCACCTCCGGCGATAATCTTGAACAGGCGCTCGACCTTGCGGCCGACGCCATCGACGTCATCGTGCAAATGCGCATGGAAGACGGCGACGACCTGCCGGCTCCCTCGCCTGTTCGTAAGGGCGAGCATCCGGTTTCGCCGCCGGCGACGACAGCCGCCAAGGCGACGCTCTACCAGGCATGGCGGGAGACCGGCATTACCAAGGTCGAACTCGCGGCGCGTCTCGGCGCCGCCGAGAACCAGGCGCGCCGCCTGCTCGACGTCAAGCACGCCAGCACGCTGGCCGCGCTCGAAAAGGCTACGCGCGCCATGGGCTATCAGCTCGTCGTCTCGGCGCGAAAAATCGCCTGATTGAAACGTGGAGGCGGTCATTGGCCGCCTCCATTCTGTCGCCACGACATCCGGCGTAATTCGATTGCCCTTTCGCCTCGCGTCGCCGCCTCGAACACGAACCAGGCGAATGGAACGCCGGCGACATTGATCTTTTTCCCCGCCCAGCCCTCGCGGTGCATAGTCGGCAAACGCTCGATCCCCGCCCAGACGCGCGAGAGCTGGGCGTCGATCAAATCGGAGCGCCCTGCCCCTTCGAGCGCCATCAGGCGCAGAAGAACGATGACGCGCGGGGCCAGTTTTAGGCCGTGACGGATGAAGTCGTTCGCCAGCTTGTAGGGCGGATTGGTCACGATAATCTCGACGCCATCGGGCGCGCGATGTTCCATCAGGAAATCGACCGGCGTCAGGATGCCAGCGTCGGCGCCCTCGTGCGCCACCAGGTCGAACGAAGTCACCTTGTGCCCCGCCGCCGCCAGCTCGCGCGCAATTGCGCCGCGCCCAGCGCAGGGCTCCCACACATGGCGCGGCGAGCTCAAGCAAGGCTCGACCCGCAGCAGCGCATGGACCGCGCAGGCTGGCGTTTCGTAAAGGTCGTCTTTCCGGTCTGCCAATGCGTGGCGGGACGCGCCCTGTTTCAAAGCGTGGCCTCCACGCAAATCGCCGCCGGCGAGGAATAGCAGGAGGAAACCGCGCGCGCCGCGTTCATCAGCCGCCGCGCATTGGCGCCCGCGACCGCCGGATCGCCGGGCGGTATGTCCAGCTCCCCAAACCCTTGGCGATAGCCGGCGCGCTTGAGATCGAGCAGGTGCAGCAGCGAGGCCGCGCGCGGATCGGAGGGCGAAACCTCCAAGTCGGGGGAGTCGACCCGCTTCAGTCCAAGGGCATGGGCGCGCTGACGCACGGCGGCTTCAGTGCGGCCGGGCAGCGCGCGAACGATCGAAGGCACCAGCACGCCGCGCCGATACAGATCGCGCAGCACGGCGTGTTCTTGGTCGGTCCATCCTGGCCCTCCACTCATGCAGATACTCCCTGCTGGGCGCGGCCTTCGTCGGCCACCGACAACCCAATCGCGTCATGGACGCGCGCCGGCGGCGCGGGCTCGTGGCCCTGCAAAACATCGTTGAAATCCAGCCCCGCCGGAGCCATGACGATGCGAATGTGCAGCCCCGGTCGCGCATAGCGGTTGCGCGCCCGCTTCATCGCCTGTTCGGTCGTGAACGGGTCGGAATCGCCGTCTCCGAGCAGAACCAAATCCTCGACGCTCGACGGAATCAGGATCCCCGGCGCATCGAAATCCGGGACTTCGCCCGGAACCTTCTGCGCGCGGCCATTCGCCGTCTTGAGAAACGGATGCGGGACGCTGGCGAGCGCCTTGCCGCCCAGATTGCCGAGATCGACCGAAGACCAGAACGCGTCCGACGCCCGCAAACGGCCCGCGCGCAGCAAAGCGGTCGCCACCGACAACACGGTCTCGATACCCTCGCCGATAAACAGCCGTTTCGGTTCGAGCGGGCCGCGCAGCACGATATGGCCGCCAGATTTCGAGCCGCGAATTTTCTTCGCCGGGAGCGAAGCGCCGGTATCGGGATCGACGACGCGCGCCTTGCGCGACGCGTCCGACGAAAGATAGGTCACATGGACGGCGGAAAAGCCGCCGTCATTGTCGCGCACCGCCGCAAGCATGGCGGGCCCGCGAAATAACACGCGCGGCTCGCGCCGGCCGGCGTCGTCAAGCTTTTCGCCGTGGAAATAGGGAACTGCCCGCGCGCCGCGAACATCCGCCGTCGACGGCAATGCGCAGGCCCTCGCGCGCAAATAGTCCTCGACTTCATCACGCGAAAACGCCGCGCCCTGGTCCCAGAGCCGCCGCGCGCGCGCGATCTCCTGCTCGCGATAATAAGCGGCCGCGCGCTCGCGCTTTTCCGCCTCCGCCTGGCGCTTGCGCTCCAGCCGCGCCGCCTCTTCCGGGTCGATCTGAGCGGCGCCGCCCAGAAATTGGACAGCCGCCCGAAAATCCAGCCCCTTGACCTTCTGGACCAAAGCGAGCGCATCGCCACCCTCGGAACAGGCCGCGCAAACCCATTTGTCGCCCTTGATCTCGAACCGCGTCGTGGTCTTGGAGCCGCCGCAGAGCGGGCAAGACCCCATCATGCTCTTGCCATGGCGGCGAAGCACCGCGCCGAGATCGGTCGCCAGCTTGACGAGATCGACCCGCGCTTTCAGATCCTCGATCTGCGCTTCCGAGAGTCGGCTCATAACCCGCGCCCTTCGGTCGGGATTTCCTCGTCATGCGTCGTGCGCGTCTTGCCGCTTTGCTCGGTGTGCGAGCCAATGACGCTCCCTCGGCAATCGACGAAATAGTGAAACCGTCCATCGTCGGAAAAGCGAAAAACGGTACAACCATCAATGCTCAAAAGCGGCGCGACCGAGGCTTGAACTTCATCCCGGTAGCGCTGCGCTTCCGCCCTTCTTTCTTCCGGCGTTGGATCGTGGTGGAAGTAGATGGCGGCGCCGATCATGGCGGCAATGGCGAGGAAGAAAGGCATCACAACAGCCCTCCGACCACGGCCAAAGTCATGATGAAAAGCAGATACCAGAAGCCGATATCCCGCTCGCGCAGCCAGGCCGCGACGCGCCGATGCAGAGCCTTCCGCCGAGGCCGAGCCGGCGAAAGCCGCACATCCGCGGAAGCCCCGCGCCAGATGCGCTCAGCCTGATCGGGCGCGCGCTCGACGACGACGGACGCCAGCGCCCCGACCATAGCAATCAGCGCCTTCTCCCGATCGGCGACGACGACCGCATCGAGGACCACGCCATATTGCTTGCGAACCACGTCATAGAACCGAGCTGCCGCGTCGTTCGTCTCAATCATCCGGCCCTCCGCATTTCCTCGGAAATCACCCGCGCATAAGCGCCCCAGAAGCCGTCATTCGAACCATCGAGCAGCGCCGCCAACCGTTCAGGACGCAGGCCCAGCGCGCGGCGGATGCGCGATGGCGGCCATCCAGCCCGCGCCATGTTGCGCGCCGCCGAAACCTTTGGACGTTCCGCGATGACGACGATGCGCCGCCCACGAACGATCAGCGTCGAGATCACGACGCGGCTCCCTTCTCCCCTCGCGGGAGAAGGTGGCGCGAAACGCCGGATGAGGGGGCCAGAAGTCCAGATGAGGAGGCCGACCCCGGATCGCCGCCAGCCGCGAGCGCGCGCACAAATTCTTCATGCGAGCGGATGCGAAACGCATCGCCCTGGCGCGTCAAAGCCTCGGCGCGCGCATAAGCCCGGTCTGCCGCCGCTCGAAATCGTCTCGCGCGGCGGCGATGCCACAAATCGGGGCGCGTCCACTGGCTGAGCCAGAGCGCCAAGGTAAACCTCATCAAATCCCCCAACAGGGTCAGGTCGAGCCCTCGCGGGCCTCCCGAAGTTTCGAGTGCAAAGCAGCGGATCGCCGCTCAAGGTCGGCAAGCTCGGCGCGCGCCAAAGCATCGACGGCCCAGGCGGGCGGCGACGTCATGACGGCGACGAGGAATTCCACATTCCACAAGCTGATCATTCTGCCGCAGGCGTCGAAATCCGGCCGGGACTTGCCCGCGAGCCAGTTTTCAACCGTGCGATGCGAGAGCCCCAAAGCCGCTCCAGCCGATTTGGCCGTATCGTGCGGGAAGCGCATCCGCAGAAAATCCCGCAACTTTGCGGGCTCGAACCCGCAAAGTTGCGTATTGGAACACGTAGATTTGCCCATCGAACTGCCCGATTGTTGGCCGGACTGATGAGCAACGCGAAAGGACGAGCAAGAAAATGCAGTGGAGACCATCACAAGCTCCCCTGCGATGCGGTCGAAACGTGCGGGAACACGTCGCGGCCGGGGACACGAACAAACAAACGAACAAGACGATGAAGGATGAAACGGAACGCGCCGCTCGGCTTGGCAAGGCCCGGGCGGCGCTGACCGCCGCATTGACCCGGCTGACAAGTGCCGAAAATGGATTTCGCGCCCATCACGACGCCACCGCGATCGATTGACGCCTCTGGCGCGCGAGTGTGGAAAGAACGATGCTCGCGCTGACCGAAATTTGAGAAGGCGTGAGGAATGACCAAGGATTTTGATCAATGGGCGGCGCTACAAGGGCGCTTTCTGGCGCTCGAAAGCGCCCTGACCCAGCTGGCGTTTCGCTGGGTCCTGACCCAACCTCACCCGCCGACAGCGTTATCCGGCTTTTTGCGGCCCCTGGAAGAAGACGCCGCAAATATGAGCCGCGACCCCGAAAATCATCCGGACGCGATGGAAGCCATGCGGCTGACCATTCAAGGAATGGGCGAGGCGCTGGAGGCTGGCCTGCACAAAGCAGCTTTACTCCGTGCAACGCCCGACAATTCGGGGCGGTCTTAACCGACTGCGGGTCCGCGCTCATCGCACGCCCTCGACATTAAAACCGGGCTTCCGCTCCGATGCTCCAGCTTCGCGCTTCATTCCGCCACCTCGCTCGATTGCGTGGGACGAGACGCCTCCGCATACCGATCGCCGACGCCCTGATTTTCAACGCCGGCAGGCGCCGGATAGATGTCCGGACGCAATTGATGACGCGGAACGCCGGTCACACGCTCGACGTCGAGAACCCGCGTCGCCGGCACCTGACGCCATTGGGAAACGGCCTGCGGGGTGAGGCCCCCTATGGCCTTTGCCAAGCCGCTCGGGCCGCTCGCCTTCTTTTTTGCTATGTCGAGTGCAGTTTCCATGAAAGCAATGAAAGCATAACTTTAATCATCCGACAAGTGAAACTTTCGATGCCCTGAAAGCGCCGATCGCCGATGATCGGCCATGACTAAGGAACTGATCACACCTATTGATCGCGCCCGCGGCGACCGGATCCGTGACATCCTCATGCGGGTCAGCGGCGGTGATCGAAAAGAATTCGGTGCCAGATTCGAGCCGCGCGTCTCGGTTCAAACGGTCGGAAACTGGATAAACGGCAAACACGCTCCGGAAGGCAAGCATCTCCGGACGATCTGCGCCCTCGGCGGCGTGACGGTCGATTGGCTACTATATAATCGTGGGCCCGGCATCGCCAAAGAGGAGCCGATACAGCAGGGGTTCCAGCAGGATGCTGCTCGCTACGTCATTGATGACAAAGACGAAATCTATCGAGACGCCCTCTCCGCCCTCCTGCGCGGCCGGCCGAGCGCCTATCCCTGGACAATGAAGTCCAGCGTGCTTTTGATGAGCGGCGTCCGCCCCGGCGACATCTTGATTTTCGACGCAGGCGTCGAGCCAAGGAGCGGCGATGTCGTTCGCGCCCAGATCGAGGACGACTTTGGCGGCGCCAAGACGGTCGTCCGACTCTATCAGCCGCCCAATCTGATTGGCGCACACGCCGACCCGTCATCTGTCCCAATCGAGACGGTCGATAACGAGCGCGTCCGAATCGCAGGCGTACTGACCGATCTCATGAGACGCCGGCAAATGTGAAATTGGAAGAATTTTGAAAGTGTAACTTTATTTGTGCTTGCGCTGATTTGAAAGTTACGCTTTAATTCCTCCATCGGATTTCCCGCCGATGGAGCCTTGCCTTGCCCAATTCCAATCCAGCCAGCCCGCGCGCCGGGCTGACGGAGCCGCGCGCCATTATTGCGCGCATGGCCGAAGACCTGAACGACCTGCGCCGCGAACAGGGCAGCGTCACCCAGCCGAGCCTGATGGCGCGCGGCTGGACCTCCGGCCAGCTCAGGAAGCATTATCTCGCCGCGCTGGAAGAAGCCGTCCGGACCTATTCCGAGACGAAGGCTGAGCCCATCATTATCGGCGTTGATCTCGCCAGCGGTCCGGACAAGACCGTCTATTACGACCCAACGACTGGCAACAGCGGCCCTTACAACCCCGCGCATCCCCAAAACGACCCATTCGAAAGCTTCGACGCTTCGATGCGCCGCCAGATGGCGAATTTCGAGGAGCTGCAAGGCTGCGATCTGCGCCCGGTGCTCGAAGGAGAGGCCTGATGGCTCTCCTGCGCACCTTCCTCGCAGCCTGCGAGACCGCCCTGTTCATCGCCGTGATGGCCGCGGTCGTCATGCTCTGCCTTTTCCTCGATCCCGAGGTCAAGCCGTCGCGGGCCGCCGCCCGCGCGCACGCCTTCACCCCCGCGGATTCCTCCCCCGTTGGGCGCCTGGCCGGCGTCACTCGCCAAACCGACGACGCCGGCCTTTTTCCTTCCAACGAGAGGCCCGACGAAATCGCCGCGCTGCTGCGGGAAAGGCCGTGACCATGCCCAACACCGCCCTTTCCCATTTGCGCCAGACGCTCACCGATCTTCACAGGGCTGGCGTCGCCCAGACCACCGCCATCGGCGCGCTGACGACAGAATTGTCGCGCGCGAATCCGGACCCTGAGGCGATCCACAAGGCGGCGGCGGCCATCGCCACCGAGACGCGCGAGATCAAGACCCTGGCGCAGGACATTTTCGTCGCCGCCAACGACATGCGGAGGCAAGCCTGATGAGCCTCGCCGCCGTCGCCCTCGCGACCTTCATCCCCTCCGCCGTCTACGTGATCGTCTACGGCCTCGGCTGTCTCGTTCTGAATGTGAGGCCGTTTCCATGATCTGGACGCAGACCCTCAAAGGCACAGCCTTTGACTTGCTCAACCCCGACCCGAAGCTGATCGATTTCAAGGAAATCGCCGAACAGCTCGCCCGCATCAACCGCTACGCCGGAGGCAGTGAAAAGCCCATCAGCGTCGCGCAGCACACCTTGATCGCCATGGACGCCGCCGAGCCGCGCGACCGCGCCGCCGTGGCGTTGCATGACGCGCATGAGGCCTATATCGGCGATCTCCCAACCCCGGCGATCCAGGCGCTTCACGCCTCCATCGACGAAATCCATGGCGCCGAGGCCGCGGCGGCGATGAAGTCGAGCCTCGGCTATCTGAAAGACCGACTCGACGCAGCCATTTTCACCGCCGCGGGCTTGCCGCTGCCCGCGCTCGTCGAAGGCCAGACGAAGCGCATCCGCCACGCCGATCTGGTCGCGCTGGTCACCGAGCGCCGCGACTTCCTCGCCGCCAAACCGCTCGATTGGGCGCCGGAAATCGAGGCCGTCAAGCCGCTGCCGAAGAAATACCGCTTCAAGTCGCACCTCGACGTCGCCGACGAACTCTACGCCGCCTTCAAAAGCTGCATCCCGGCCCTGCGCCAAAACGGCGCCTAATCCCCTCGAATTCGAGACTTTGGAAAGGAACCTCAATGGCCAAAATCCGCGACGCCAGCACGCTCATAGGCATGATCGAAAGCGGCGAACTCACCAATGATCTGTTTCAGGAAATCACCGACACGCTCGCCGCCATGGAGGCGAACCGCGCCGGCCGCAAGAAGGCCAAGGTGACCGGCAGCGTGACGCTGAAAATCAAGTTCACCAATGAGGGCGGCGGCTCGACCATCGACGTCGAACTCGACTCCAAGCGCCCGAAGAAAGTGCGCGAAAGCACGTACCTCTTCGTCGACGCGGACGGGACGCTTTCGACCGAGCATCCCCAGCAGACCGACATGTTCAAAGGCCCGCGCGAAATCTCGCCGGCCGCCCACGCCTGACCGTTTAACCGCTCCACGCCCAACGAGGACAGACCATGGCCAATATTGAATCCGACGCCGCCACTCTGGAAAAACTGACCGACCTCGCCGCCCAGGCGCGCGGCGGCCAACTCATCGACGTCAAGGCGCCCGAAGGCGTCAAGGGCGTTCCAGATACCATCCCGGCGCTGCTCATCGCAGGCACGACGCCGCAGCTGAAAGACGTCTTCGCCCTGTTCGAACCGTGGCGCACCAAGCCAGCAGCCAAGCACGGAACTGCCCGCGCGCTGACACTCGAAAGCTTCATCGCCCTGACCAACCGTCACAAGACGGCAGACTCCGCCGTCTTCGCGGACACAACCTGGACCAAGCCGAGCCTGACCGCCGTCATCGATTACCACGAGGCTAAAAACGGCGGCGAGCCCGACAATCTGCACCACCGCATCGCCTATGAATTCCCGCTGTCCGACGAATGGAAGGCGTGGATCAAGACCAATGGCGAGGCGTTCAAACAGATCGACTTCGCCGCCTTTATCGAAGACCGTATCGCCGAGCTGACCGCGCCGACGAGTGACGAGGCGCGCTATTTTGAAGACCTGTTCGCCACCAAAATCGCGACGCCGGCGGAGCTCGTCACGCTCTCGCGCGGCCTTCAGGTCAATGTCGAATCGCGCGTCAAGAACGCCAGCGTTCTGCAGACCGGCGCGGCGCAGATCGTGTTCGAGGAAGAACACCGCGACGCCGGCGGCAACGTGCTGAAAGTGCCGGGCCTGTTCCTGCTTTCGGTCGCGCCCTTTTTCATGGGCGAAAAGGCGCGCATCCCGGTGCGCCTGCGCTATCGCGTCTCGGGCGGCTCGATCCTCTGGTTCTACCAGATCTATCGGCCCGACCTCGCCGTGACGCAGCGCGTCCGCGACGATCTGGACATCGTCGCCGAGCAGACCGAACTCCCAACGTTCGAAGCCGCGCCCGAGGCCTGACGCATACGGCGCGCGCTCCGGCGTCCGCCGACCGCTTGCGCACAACGCCGGCCGAGCTCCGGGCCCGGCCGCCCCACCATCGGAAATCAGCCGCCATGCACCTCACTCTCCACCGCGCGCAGCTTGCCAAGGCGCTGGATTTCGCCGCCCGCATCGCGCAGCGCCGCACCACGATCCCGATCATTTCCAACATCATGCTGGAGGCGGAAGGCGGGCGCCTGACGATCGCCGCGACCGATCTCGACATCGAGGCGCAAACCTCGGTCGAAGCCGATATCACGAGCAACGGCTCGCTCACGGTTTCCGCCGCAACCCTGCATGAAGTCGTCCGCAAGCTGGCCGCCGACAAGGTCACTTTCGCATCCAGCGAGCATGACGACCGACTGGCCGTGAAGGCCGGCCGCGCCAAATTCCACCTCGCCACCTTGCCAAGCACGGACTGGCCGACGCTCGAGCGCGGCGAGATGACCCACCGTTTCAGCCTGCCCGCCGAAACCGTCGCACGCGCGCTCAAAAAGATCGCCTTCGCGATCTCGAATGAGGAAACCCGCTATTACCTCAATGGCGTCTACATGCACGTCTTCGACGGCCCCGAAGGCCCCATGCTGCGCATGGTCACGACCGACGGTCACCGCCTGGCCCGCATCGAAATGATGGCGCCTGAAGGGGCTCCGGGAATGCCGGGCGTGATCATCCCGTCGAAGACCTGCGCCGAACTCGCGCGACTGGCCGAAAGCGTCTCGAAAGACAAAGACAGCCGGCCCGAAATCGCCATCGAAGTCAGCGAACAGAAAATCTCGTTCTGCTGCGGCGAATCGGTCCTTCTGTCCAAGCTGATCGACGGAACCTTCCCCGATTACACCCGCGTCATCCCGGCGCGAAACGAGAAGGTCGCCGGCCTGGCGCGAAGCGAAATCGCCGCCGCCGTGGAGCGCGTGGCCACCGTAGTCAGCGAGCGTGGCCGGGCGATCAAACTGGCGCTCGACAACGGCGCCCTGACCCTGTCCGTCGCCAACGCCGATATCGGCGACGCCAGCGAAGAAACCGAGGTCACTTACGACGCATCGCCCGTCGAGATCGGCTTCAACCACAAATATCTGACCGACGCTCTCGGCGCGCTCGACGGCGAAATCGCCCGGCTCGAACTCAATGACGGCAGCAGCCCCGCCCTGCTCCGCTCCGCCGCCGATTCCGATCTGCTGATCGTCCTCATGCCGATGAGGGTTTAGACGGATGACCGATCCTTTCCACATCGAAGGCCCGGCGTGCATTTCGTTTTCGGGTGGCCGAACCTCCGCTTTGATGCTCCATCGCATCATCCGGGCGCATGGCGGCCAGCTTCCAGAAAATATCGCCGTCGCCTTCGCAAATACGGGGAAGGAACGCGAAGAAACCCTGCGCTTCGTCTACGAGTGCGGCGTCCGCTGGGGTATCCGCATCCATTGGCTGGAATGGAGCAAGGCGAGGCCATGTTTCGAAGAAGTCGGCTTCAATAGCGCCAGCCGCGCCGGTGAGCCCTTCGCGGCGTTGATCGACAAGAAGAAGCGCCTGCCGAATTGGCAGGAGCGCTGGTGCACGGAATATCTGAAGGTTCGTGTCCTCAACGCCTTTTGCGCGTCGTTGGGCTGGAAAGCCGGGGAATATGCTGAGGTCATCGGCCTTCGCAACGACGAAGGCCATCGCATCCTGCGCGCGTTGAACAACGCCAATTTCAAACGGGACAGGAAAACGAAATCCGAAGTCCCGCGCGTCCCGCCCCGCAAAGTTTCGTTCCCCCTGGCGAAAGCCAAAATCACGAAGGCCGATGTCACGGCTTTTTGGCGCGAGCAGCCCTTCGATCTCGGCTTAGAGCCATGGGAGGGCAACTGCGACCTGTGCTTCATGAAGGGCCGCGCGATCAAGAAGGCGATCATCCGCGACGACCCAAGCCGGGCGGATTGGTGGATTGCACAGGAAACAACAGAGCGCGGCAACGGTCGCGGCTGGTTCGATCGCCGTGACCGAATCTCTGGCCTCCGGGCCGAAGTCGCTGCCAATCCATCCTTTTTTGATGAATTCGACCCGGCCGAATATGACGTCGAGTGCGGGATAGCTTGCCCCTCGGAGGCCGCATGATACAGCAACCCAAAACAGCAATGGCCGAAACTTTTTGGGCGCACATCTATATTGCAGGCTCGATAGAGCAGGCGAAGGAAGTCTGTCGTAAGTTTTGCTTTGACGTCGGCTATTGCGTCACCGTCGAGCCGGTCGATTATATTTATACCGGCGGTGCGGAAGCCGGCGTCCGCGTCGGCCTGATCAATTATCCGCGTTTCTCCAGGACGCCCGCTGAAATCCTAGAAATTGCGGAGCAATTCGCAACTCTTCTTCGCGTCGGCCTTTGCCAGCATTCCTATTCAATTGTCACGCCGACGCAGACGTTCTGGCGTTCAAGGCGCGAGGCCGCGCAATGACCCACATCATCCGCGTCATCGACCTCGAAACGACCGGCTTCGCACCGCCGGAACACGCGCCCTGCGAAGTGGCCTTCTGCGATCTGGTTACGGGCGTTCTCGACCTCGCAGGCCTCCCGACTGGTTGGGGTGTCGTGGAAGGTCGCGGTTTCCTCTGCGATCCCGGCCGCGACATTCCGCCAGAAAGCTCCGCCATCCATCATCTTGTCGAGGCGGATGTCGCCCGCGAGCAGCCGTGGCGGCAAGCTCTCAAACTCTTCGCCGCTAATCCACTCGGCGCGATCAACGTCTACGCCGCCCATAGCGCCAATTTCGAGCGCCAATGGGTGACGACCGATCTGACCGGCGGCGCGCCGTGGATCTGCACCTACAAATGCGCCTTGCGGCTCTGGCCCGAGGCGCCCGGCCACTCGAACCAAACCCTGCGCTATTGGCGCCGGCCGCGCGGCCTCGACCGCTCCATTGCCAGCGTCGCGCATCGTGCTTTTCCCGACGCCTATGTCACCGCGCATCTCTTGCGCGACATGCTCGAAGAAACAACGCTCGAACAGCTCATCGCATGGTCGAACGAACCCGCCCTCCTGCCGAAAATCCGCCACGGCGACCTGCGCGGCCAGCCTTGGTCCGAGGCCGACGACGGTCTGCTTGACTGGTTCCTGCGCAAGGACTTCGACGAGGACGTGAAATTCACCGTCCGCCACGAAATCGCCCGGCGCGAAGCCGCGCGGAAGGAAGAAAGGATGCGTGATCTATGAGCGGCAGCGTCAACAAAGTCATCCTGATCGGCAATCTCGGCCGCGACCCGGATGTGCGCAAGACCAATGCCGGCGACAGCGTCGTCTCGTTCTCGATCGCCACCACCGAAAGCTGGCGCGACAAGGCCACCGGCGAGCGCAAGGACCGCACCGAATGGCATAACGTGGTCATCTTCAACGAGGGCCTCGCCAAGATCGCCGAGCAATATTGCAAGAAGGGCTCGAAAATCTACGTCGAGGGCCAGCTGCAGACCCGCAGCTATACGGACCGCGACGGCAACGAGCGCAAAACCACGGAAGTCGTTCTCCAGCGCTTCCGCGGCGAACTCACCCTCCTGACCAGCCAGCAGCGCGGCGCGCCCAGCCAAGACGATTACGGCCAGACCTCTACCCGCCAGCCCGCGCCCAGCCAGGGCAGCGCCCCCGCAGGCCGCATCAGCGACGCCCTCGACGACGACATTCCCTTTGCGCCGGAGGTGCGCTGATGACTGAACTGATCGTCGATTCCTTCGCCGGCGGCGGCGGCGCGAGTCTCGGGATTGAAATGGCCCTCGGCCGCTCGCCGGATATCGCCATCAATCACGACGCGGAAGCGCTCTCAATGCACGAGGCGAACCATCCCGACACGCTGCATCTGCCGCACAATGTCTGGAAGGTCGACCCGTTCATGGTGACGCGGGGCCGCCCGATCGGGCTGCTCTGGGCCAGCCCCGATTGCAAACATTTCTCCAAGGCCAAGGGCGGCAAGCCGGTGAAGCGCAACATCCGCGACCTCGCGTGGGTCGTCGTCCGCTGGGCCCACCAGGTCCGACCGCGCGTGATCCTGCTGGAGAACGTCGAGGAATTCACCACATGGGGACCGCTGACGGCGGATAACCAGCCCGATCCAGAGCGCAAGGGCGAAACCTTCCAGCAATGGATCGGCGAACTGCGCCGCCTCGGCTATCAAGTCGAATATAGAGAATTGCGCGCCTGCGATTACGGCGCGCCGACGATCCGCAAACGCCTCTTCTTGATCGCCCGCCGCGACGGCCGCCCGATCGTCTGGCCCGAGCCGACGCATGGCGACCCAAAGAGCGAGGCTATCAAAAGCGGCAAGCGCCTGCCATGGCGCACGGCGGCGGAAATCATCGACTGGACGCTTCCCTGCCCGTCGATCTTCCTGACGCCCGAAGAAGCCAAACCGCTCGGCGTCAAACGCCCCCTCGCCGACGCGACCATGGCCCGCATCGCCAAGGGCGTCATGCGCTATGTCATCGACGCAAAACAACCTTTCATCGTCACCCTAAACCATCAGGGCGCGCATTTTCGCGGCCAGGGACTCAGCGATCCCTTCAAGACCGTCACGAGCGCGCGCGACGCGCACGGACTTGTGGTTCCGGTGCTGGAGCCCGCGCCGCGCTATCATTGCGCCGCCTGCGGCGAGGATTTCGCTGATTCCCATGCGACCGGCGTCGGAGGCCTCGCGCCGGCGGAATGCCCGCGCTGCGGCGAAGAAGAAAAGATCGAACTCGCCGCGCCCTTCTTCACCAAATTCAACACCGGCAGCACCGGCAGCGGGATGGACGAACCCGCACCAACCGTGACGGCGAACAGCTTCGTTAAACGCCCCGGCGGCTGCGCGCCCATCGGCATCATCGTTCCAACCATCGTCGGCTGCGGCGGCCGGGCCGGCCAGTCCCGCCCCCGCGGCGCCGCCGAGCCATTGCAGACCGCGACCGCCAAGGCCGATTCCTGCCTCGCCGCGGTCCACCTGACCAAATTCAGCGAGAACAGCACCGGCCACCTGCCTGACGAACCCATGCATACCGTCATGGCCGGAGCGCCGCGCCATGGCGTCGTCGCTGCCTTCCTCGCCCAGCACAACGGCGGGAAATGCCCAGGCGCGCGCGAGGGTGATGCCCTGGTCTCGACGGTCACGACAACCGGCGCCCAACAGGCCGTCGTTTCGGCCGGGCTGGTCAACCTCAAGGGCAGCGACCGCCGCGCGAGCGAGATCGAGGCCCCGCATCCGACCGTGACGGCGCAGGGCCTGCACTCGGCCGAGGTGCGCGCCTTCCTCGTCAAATATTACGGCAACGAAAAGGACGGCGTCAGCCCGGCCGAGCCGCTGCACACGATCCCGACGCGCGACCGCTTCGGCCTGGTCATGGTCAATGGCGAGCCCTACGAGATCGCCGACATCGGCATGCGAATGCTCACGAGACGCGAGCTGTTCCGCGCGCAGGGCTTTCCAGACAGCTACGAGATCGAGCGCGGCCACGACGGCAGGATCATGACGCAATCGGCCTCGATCCGCATGTGCGGCAACAGCGTGAGCCCCGTCATGGCCCGCGCCCTGGTCGCCGCCAATTACATCCCGGACCAAACATACGAACCCGAGCCCCGCCGGCACAAACCCGCCGCCGAACCGGCCCCAACCCTTTTCGCAGCGGAGTGAACAATGGCTGATTCACAAATTCCGGCCCTGTCCGTCCGCCAGCCATGGGCCTTCGGCATCATCTATGCCGGCAAGGACATCGAAAACCGAGATTGGTCGACGCGCTATCGCGGCCCGGTGCTGATCCACGCCGGACTTTACAAGCCCACGAGCGACGACGCCGCCGAATTCAATGACGTGTGGAATACCGCCATGACGCCAGGGGAAATCAGAAGCATCATCGAAAGCGTCGGCCTCAAAAAACGCGATGACCTGCAACGAGGCGGGATCATCGGCCAGGCCGAGATTGCCGATTGCGTCGAGCGATCGACGTCGAAATGGTTTTTCGGTCGCTACGGATTCGTGCTTCGGAACGCCAAGCCGCTCCCATTCGCGCCATGCAAAGGGAAATTCGGCTTCTTCAAGCCCGAATTCGCGTCGGAGGCGGCCAATGGCTGACAAAACCGGAATCGAATGGACCGACGACACTTGGAACCCGCTCGCGGGCTGCTCCATCGTCTCGCCGGCTTGCACGAATTGTTACGCGATGGAGATGGCCTCAAGGCTCGCGAACATGGTTGAAGCCCACAAGGCGGCCAACGGCGGCGATCCGGGGCCGCTGTTTCATTACGAAGGATTGACAGAGGACACATGGAAAGGAAAGGCCGTCTGGACCGGCAAGGTCGTTCAGGCGCCCGAGCATATCCTGACGCAACCGCTACGATGGAAGCGCCCGCGCCGCATCTTCGTCAATTCCATGTCGGACCTGTTCCACGAAACGGCCAATTTCAGCGCCAGCGGCCTGAAGCATCAGGACAACGACCTGACGCTGACGCACGGCCCAAGGGCCTGCGCCGCCTTCGACGCCAATTTCAAGACCTTGTGGGGGCAATAATGGCCAAAGCCCGCCGCTCCATCGATTGCCCCCGCGAGCCGATTGGTCTCTCCTACGACGAGGCCGCCGCGTTCATCGGGGTTTCAGCCAGCACCTTCGCCAAGGCCGTCGAAAACGGCCTTATGCCCGCGCCCTTCGAACTGTTCGGTCGCAAGATATGGTCCGCCGGCGAGATCGAGGCCGCGCTAAACCGCTTGCCACGTCGTGGGGCCGGAAGGCAGGATGACGCCGACGGCTCCGACATTTGGGGCGACGTCTCAGCATGAGCGGCGCCATGGCCGAAATCGACCTGAAATATCTCTTCCGCGACAAGAGCCGCCACGGCCAGACGCGAACCTATGTCCGCGTCAGCGGCAAGAAAAAGCGCCTGCGCGCCGCGGAAGGTTCGGTCGAGTTCTTGAAGGAATATAGCGCCGCGCTCGAAGAACTTCGCGGCGAAAAACCTGAAAAGCCGGCGGGCGTCGAAAAGGTCAGGCAAAACACGCTGGAATGGCTGGGCGAGGAATACATGCGCTCGGTCGAATTCCGGCGCCTCGACGCGAAGTCGCAGCGGGTCCGCCGCTCCATCCTGGAAGGGTGTTTCGCCGAGCCGCGCAAGCCTGGCGCGCCAGAGCGCATAGGGCAATGCCCATTGGCGCAGCTTGAGGCCAAGCATGTCAGGGTCCTGCGCGATCTCAAGGCCATCGCGACGCCCGGGGCCGCGAACAACCGCATCAAATATCTGTCGTCCATGTTCACATGGGCCGTCGAAAACAATCACATGAAGGCGAACGTCGCTCGCGACGTGAAGCCGGTCCATTATAACAGCGACGGCTTTCACGCATGGGAACCGCAGGAGGTCGCGCAATTCGAGGCCTATTGGGCGGTCGGATCGAAACAGCGTCTCGCCCTCGCGCTGTTCCTCTTCACTGGCGCCCGGCGCGGCGACGTCGTCCAGTTCGGGCGCCAGCACATCCGGCCGACCGAGATCGAAGACGAGGACGGGATTCGCGTCACTGAGGACTGGCTGAAGTTCACGCCGAAAAAAACGGCGAAGTCGAGCGGCGTGACGTTGGAGCTGCCCGTGCTCGATGAACTCGCGGCCGTGATCGAAGCGACCAAAACCGGCCACCTGACCTTCCTGACGACCGACAAAGGGAAACCCTTCACGTCGAACGGCTTCGGCAATTGGTGGCGCGAGCAATGCGATGCGGCCGGCCTGCCGCAATGCGCCGCCCACGGCCTGCGAAAGGCAGGCGCGACGATCGCCGCGAACCGCGGCGCGACGACGAAACAATTGATGGCAATCTACGGCTGGTCGGATCCCAAAATGGCCGAAATCTATGTCAAGAAAGCGGATCAGAAACGCCTGGCCGGCAATGCGCGAAAGCTGTTGGCGCGAAACGAAAGCGGCAAGAAGAAAGCGGAGTGACGAACATGAAGCCTTCTACCGTCCCGCCTCTATGTCACTCCGTTTTGCGGAAGACGAAAGAGGCCGCCTGCGGGTGCTAGCCTCGGAACCCTGACCTATGCCTTGTCAGGCAGAACGCCCGTAGTGAAGCAGTGGCGCGACCATCTTTCGCGTCGCTAGATGAAGTCCTGGGATAGACTTCTTTCAGTCTGATTCAGCTGCCTTGGCCTTCTTGTGGCGTTGACGGAATATCGCCAGCTGCTCCATCGCCTTGAGGAAGGGTGGATTGACCTGATCCGGCGGAACGACCGGCGGATCGTCGAGGTCCAAGGCGCAAGCGTCGGGGTCGTTCTCGCCGATCATCCATGCGGGCCGAACGACGAGGTCGGCCTTTTCGATGCCGAGACCGGGCATCTCCAATGGACCGGCTACCAAACTCGGAATATGCGCCGGGACGAGCTTGTAGCGGCCTTTGCTGCGGAACTCGCTCAGGAAAAGGTCGAGGTTGCGTGAATTTTTTGGCGTCATGATGTTGATGCGCGAGACGAAGCCAACAACATCGTTCTGCGCGGTCGATCTGACCCTATCCATGTTCGGACCGACAATGACCGCGTACGCCGCCGGATTAGAAATATTGATCCCGGTGATGATCGCGATGCGAAGATTGTTGTCGGCGTCACTCTTACCGAACCGCTCGCGCCAAGCTTCGAATATGGCGGCTGCCGGGTCTCTTTCTGCGAACGCGAGGCCGAGAACCGGGGCCATGTCCAAGCTCGGCGCACACATGAAGAGCACAGCCCGCCACTTTGCAGCATCCCATTTGCGAGCATCGACGGGGCTGACGATCCGGTAATCGGAATGGCGCTTTTTCTCGGGATCGAATAGTTTTCCCGGATTATCGTCGACACCGGGCTTAAGCCGGTCAAGCGAAGCTCTGGCCTCCACGGCTGAAGGTGTCCACGCTGTCATGCGCGTGACTTCGGTCTCCGGATCATCGGCCTCGCACCGGTCGTCGAGCGACAACCGGTTTATATCGCCGAATAGGCCGCCCAGCATGGTCGGGATATTGGAGAAGATGATAGCGCGAGAGAAGCCGGATTCGCTCCCAAGAACCGTATCGCCCCAAAGTTCGGTATCGTCTGGAACAGCGAACGTCAGGAAGAGCCGCAGGACCGCATCTTGCAGCCAGCGCAGAAAACCTTCTGCCTCTTCGCGAGAGGCGTAAATCAAAGACGGGCGGTGGGTGACCAGCGCAACGGCTGAACCGTTCTCCTCGGCGAACTCAAGTTGCGGTGTGAGAGCCGCGTCGGCCTTCGATTGAACGCGTATGGCGAGTCGGTCGAGATGCGGCAGCGTGTGGAGGTCAAGGCTGGTTGCCAACAACGACTCGAGCGCCCCAAGAAGCGCCTCGGCGATACCGAGCGAGGTCAGAGCGTTCTCACAGGTTGCTTCAATCTCGCAGCCGAGGACGCGGGAGCGCAGCAAGACAGTGTCGTCCAGCATGTAGTCCGGCTTCGGAAACTCTGCAGAATGTCCAGCTGCGGCCATTTGATCGAAGATCGTCGCTATGCCTTCGGGCGTTTCTTCATCGGGAGTCGCTTGCTCTGCGCGGAGCGCGTCTTCGCCGCCCATAAGGAACAACAGTGTGGTGCTGACCTGCAGAAGGCCCAGCTTGTCCAGAGCTGCCGGCAGTTTCCTTAACCGCGGCAAATCTTCGAACTCGGTCGCAATGATTAGAGCCGCAAGACGGTTTCCTTGTTTGATGCGAAGGCTCTCAGCGAACGTGATCTGGTCCTGCGTTCTCGACCGGCCATTGCGAACCCTGGCGCCCAGTTCGTAAGCGTGAAGCGCGAACGGAACGCGGCCCAGCCGCAATTCACATTCGAACCACTGGCTGAGCAGCGACGGATCAATGTCATCGACCCTACCGGACTGCTTGAATTTGCGAAAAGTGTTCGTCACTGCGGCGAGCGCGCAATTGCGCGCAGCCCAGTATAGGCCCGCGCTTATATATGCGACGCTGCATCCGCGAAGAGCTCGGACGAGCACATCTTCGTATTCAGCCTTGACCAGCAGGCCGACTGCTCGGCCGAAAAACCGGATAGCTTCATAGTGCAGGCCTTTGGCGAGTTTCTGATAGGCGCGCTCGGTATTGAGTTCGGCGGCAGTGCCTTCTTTCTTGCGCTCCGCCAACGCCACCGTGAGACTTTCGTATAGCGAATCGAACGCTTCGCTTTCTGGGACGAATTCGCCGAGTTGCGTGAGTGCTTCGACAATAGACTCGAATGGGAAAGTGCCGAGGCCATGGGACTGTTCGATTACCGCCGTGAATTCGGCCCAGATCGCATCGAGGGCGGCAGCATCGAATTCCTGGGGGGTTGTCGTGAGGCGGATCAGCAGGAGGAGTGCATGCGCATGAAGCGCATTGTTGGGACGTGAAGTGTCGTCCTTCGCGGCCTCAAGGGACTGAATGAGGGCTGCGCGGCGCGTATCAATTGCGGCGGCTTCGGGGGGCATGCCTTGCCCCGCGGCCCCAACAAGCAAGGGCAAGAGGTTGCTCAGACGCTCGAGATCGGTCGCGTCTTGCGAGCAGATGGCGAGTTTTTCGGCCTGTCCGTAAAGATCAGTGAATTTGTGCGCGTCGTCAAACCAGAAGTAGGACGTCCAAGCCCAAATATAGACTGCGGCAAGTTGCTGGGTTGGAAGCCCATACGCTCGAGCAATCTGGACAGCGCGGTCAAAACGCCCGTCCACCTCGAAGCGAGGCTTCTCCAAACCTCTTGCCAGTATCGCCGCCTGCAACGCATCATCGACCAGGGCGGATTTCCGCCCCTGATATGCCGCGCCGTCACCAATCAGTTTTTCGAGCCCGTCGAGTTCAGTCTGCCTTTTGTGATCGCGCGGACCCAATACAGCCGCCTCAAATTGCTTGCCGACGCCCAAGTACTTCTGCGCGATATCAACGCTTCCGTGTTCGAATACGCAATCGAGTATCCAAGTCCGGTCCATTATGGTGACCGGCACGCCGCATTCCTTCGTCAGAGCGTCCTGAACCTCTGCGCTTTTTCGAGAAGGCACGTATTGGTTGCTGATGAAATAAATGCGGTGGTAGCCGCGATCGGTGCCGACGATTTCCTTCACGTCGGAGCGGACTTTGCTGCGCCAGTCTTGCTTTGCGCTGAACGCGAACGCCCACCGTTCGCGGGCTGCACGAATGTCGGCGGCAAACCATCGCTCGGCGATTTCCGAAGACACGGGATAGGTCTCGGAATCGGTTTTGCCGTCACCGCCCCCGGTCGGCCCTGTTTGTGGCCGCAGGTTCGGGGCGATAAATTTTTCTGCGAGCCTGACTGCGAACCCCTCGAAATCGTATTCGGCCTTCTGATTCGTCAGCGTATCGAGATGATACGACAGAACCTCGCGCGTCAGCGCGATCTCGGTCGTTTTCTCGGAATCTGAAAAAAGGTGGGGCCGCCGCGCGCGCATGTAACGGGATGGCGAACGGTCCTCGCTCGAACTATTTCCGGAATCCGGAGCATCGTGGGTCATTCCATACATCTAGCGTGGCAATCCGCAATTCGAAAGCCCCGCGCGTCTATTTACCCACCGTTCGGTGTCGATACAGCGCGCCGCGCAGATCTGCTAGTCGATTCCTTGACCAAACCTCGGGTAAGCTGCGGCGGTAACCCGTGGGCGGGGCCAAAGGGCACGGCTTCTGGCGCCGAGGCGCCGTTCGAGATGGCTAGGGAATGGCCCCTTCGAGCCAAACACAACCATTCTCGGGGCTGCCTCGCCGACGATACTTAGGAGCGGCTAGCGCAGGGCAAGAGCAAGAACAAATCTGACCCACCGCCCAAGAGGGTGGCTGACCCACCTAGAGCAAAGCCTTGATTTTAAAAGAGAACAAATAAGGCTTGGTGGGAGAGGTAGGACTCGAACCTACGAAGGCATAGCCAGGGGATTTACAGTCCCCCCCCTTTGCCGCTCGGGACACTCTCCCAACCGGGAAGGCGCGAGGCCTTCCAGCGACGAAAAAGCCCC